CTTCAATTTGGTTTGGCTTTGGAACAGACCGGACAGGCTCGAAACGGTACGGGCCTGGGTCAGCGGATCAAGCATGGCACGGCGCGATGCACTGGTACGCGGTGCGCTGTTGTTGTCCAGCTTGGCGCCAGCCAGCAACCATTCGGTCATGGTCGGCGTAGAGATCACGCCAGAGCCGCCGTCCTTGAAGATGAACGCCGATGCGCTCTCTGCGGCGGTCATCACGTCCGCCGCTACAGCGCCAGCCAAGTTATTCATGGCTGGCAACAGGATACGCTTCGAAAAGTTATCCAACGACAGGGCCATGTCTACCGACGTGAACGCCATATCAACACCCTTTTGGGCGCTGACAGTCAGAGAGGTGAACTGTTCAACCGTGTCAGACGGAGATGCCACCGCGCCAGAACGCACGATGTAATCGTTGGGCAGACGAATTTTCAGAGTCGAACCGATTTTCGCGCCTTGTTTTGCGAACTGGTTGTCGTACTGACGGTCAACGTTTTTGAGGAAGGCATTGCTGTTCATGAACAGGCGCAGCGCTTCTCGGGTGATCATGCTGATCGTTAAAAGTGTGTTGGCCATGACTGGTTACCTTTTGGACTGTGAGTTGCGCGCCGCGATGAATTCGTCCATCGACATGTTTTCAAGGGATTTGCCCGAGGGTGCCCCTGTGTCGATGCGAGAGTTAATCGGCTCTGGCGCGTTGGATACCGGTTTGGTGACTCGGGCCGGGGCTTTGGACGCAATGCGTTCAAGTTCTCGGCCCTGCTGCAATGGGGGAAGGGACAGAATGCGGATTGCCTCATCAGGATTCGATCCCAAGGCGTGCAGCACCTTGTGAGCGTCATCCAGGCCAACAACGCCCGCGATGAAATCCTGAGGTACGCCCAGCATTCCCAAGTTCTTAACGCTTTCTTCAAAGCCTGGAAGCTCTGCCTTTCCCGTTTCAAAGACGGAGTTGCATCGAGCGTTAAAGCTTTGTTCAGCGTTGAGCTTCTGCGCAGCTTGGCGGATGCGTTCCTCGTCATTTACCGGCGCTTTCACCGCTGGTTGCTGAGTCTGGTCCGGCTGTTCGCCTTGTTGCGTGGCTTCAAGCAAGCGGCGATAGGTGTCTGCCTCTGCCCGGAGCGTGTCGGCTTCCCGTTGTGCATCATGTCTAGCGCGGGTCATTTCAGCGAATCGGCGTTGGACCCACTCAGGGGTTTTGTTTGCCTGCTCTGCTGCTAATTCCTGCGCGGCTTGCGACCCGGCCTCACTGTCGCTGTTTTCGGCCTGTTGCGACTGTTCAACGTCCAACATTTCTGGTTGTTCGGTAGTCTCGCCCAAAGTTTCATCAGTCATTGCATGGTTTCCCAAGTGGTCAGCGCTTGTAATCCCGCAAGCTTCGGGTATCGCGTGCGCAGATTATTAACCTGCGCGCACGAATTGTCGAACTTTCTTGCTTTTAGCGCGTTACCTGGATCTGGTAAACGCCAGCGGCTGGAACGAGTGCGCCCGCTGTTGGGTTCACGAAAGTCACCGTCAAAGTGTTCGCCAAGCTCACGCGGGCAGTTACAGCGGCAACGCCTGCGGTAATGCTCGGCGGCGTTACATCAACAAAGTCGCCAACTAGCAGGCCTGCCACGGTGAAGTTCTGTTCAGCACAAGTTGCCGCGCCTACAGATACCGGGGTGAGGGATTGGCTCACGCGCGCCATTGCGCGGATAGGGCTGGATGGAAGGGCCTTAAAAACCAAAGTGTTCAAGGTTGGTTCGTCAGTCATGACGCCGAGTGCGTTAGCCATGATGTAGTTCTCCAGTTATTGCGGTTGGTTGGGCATCATCGCGCCCGGTTGTGGTACCTGGGGTTGAGGCGCTGGCATTGCCTGCTGTGGCATTGGTTCCGGTGCCTCTGGGTATGATTGTACATCAGTCGTAGGATGCGGCTGTTGGTGGGCTGAGACGATGGTCTGAGCCTGTACAGCGGCCAGAGCTGGGGTGGTGCCCATCGCTTCCATGCGGGTGAACATGTCGTTCAAGCGAGTCGTCATCGCCCGGTAAGCCTCGATCTCGGTTCGCTTCTCTTTATCGTCCAGGGTGCGCGCTTTGTCTGCCGACTCCTGCAATGCCGAGGCGAGCATTGATTGCGTGTTCTGGAGCTGCTGCTGTGCGTCCTGCAATTGCTGCTGTAGCTGCTGTTCGGCTGGGGTTGGGCCTTCGCCAAGCAACTGCGGGGCAATCGAGTTTCGATAGCGTTCGGCAAGTTCCTCGCTGCCTGGAAAGTCCATTGTCTTAAAGAAGATGTCACCGGCCTTATCCATAAAGCCCGGGTTGCCAATCGCAATGGCGGTCATCGACTCTGCCGCCTCTTCACGCTTGGTGGCGTAGGACGGACCGGCCTGGGCCACTACATCGTACTTGCCCACTGATGGGTTGAAGATCCGCGAAGCCTCGTTCTCGCGTTCGTCTTCCTTCTGAGTAGTAAGCGCCTCTTTCTGGTTCGGGTCGATACTGATCTGTTCGTCGCTGCCATCCTCGGCCCGGATCTGGATCACCCGTGCGGTGTCGTAAATCTTCGGGATCAAGTCAACGATAATCTTGCCGGTAAAGCGGATCGACTTCGACATTTGGTCAATGTAGTGATACGTCGCCTTATCGCCCTGCTTGATCCGCTTCTGAATGGCAACGCCTGCGATCTCGTTGGCCTGCGCGCCCATCGTTGGATCTTGCTGGCCGGAAACCATCTTCATTTCTTCGGCGGCGATCTGCATGCCGCTGATGTAAGCCCCGGCCATTTGTGGTGGCTGTTCACGCTGAGGCGCCTGCAATGGCTGACCTTGTTCGTCAACGCCGTTATATGGCAGATAGGGATAATTGATTCGGTTGGCGTTCTGATAGTACGACTCATAACCGGCGATGGCCTGGGCCGAAGCCATGTAGGGTTGCTTCCCCTGTAATGCCACCTGCTCAACGGCTGAGCTAGTCCAGTAGTTGTACATGCGCTGCGGGTCTTTCAGGTTGCGAACGTGGCCCTTGCGGTCAAGTTCACCGTCAATCACCTGCTCTTCGCCAACCACGCGGACAATGGGAATGTACTTACCGGGCCAGTCTTTGCGGTCGATGATCTCGTCCCCGGCGATCATGCACCACTTCACCCGTGGAACCTGCACGCGGCGTTTCTTGATGTCGGGGGAGTCCTTGACGGCTTGGCGCAACTGCTGTGGGATCTCCGACAAGCGCATAGTGTCGTATTGGCCTGGGACGGGCTGCTCCGTCATAGGATCGCGGACAGGCATCGCAACGAGCCAATCCTTTTCATATTCGATGTAGAAATACTCGGCTACGCGCACCTTGTCCTTGCTCAGCCAGTCGGTGGCGTTACCAAAGACGGAGCGGTCACCGATGGACTTGAACTTGGGATATTTGCGTTCGTACTCTTCACGCGGCATGTCTTCAAAGATGAACCCGTATTGAGCGTCTGACCCGTCCTCTTGGTCGCCGCTCATGTCCAGATAGACCGACAGCGGGTTTTTGATCCGACGAATGAATATCTCTTGGTCAAACGAGTCCTCGTCCTTGTAGTCGGTCACAACGCGCCAATAGCCGATGCCGCCTTGAACCTGATGCATCATGGCCGTGCTGTAGGCGTCTGCCGCATTGCTGTTGTACTCGATGTAACGAGCCAGGCCCATGAATACGCTGGCCGCGTCCACCGTCGCGTCGCCGCCCACGGGGCTGATCTTGATCGCGGGCAAGTTCTGCTTTATCTCGTTCTGGATCATCAGCGCGTGCTGTCGCGTCTTGTTGATGGTCAGGCAAGGCCGCGCATCTAGTTCCCGGCTCTGCGTCATCGCTGCGGGCCACTGGAATTTGTTGTCGCTGTCGGCGTTGCAGAACTTCACGTCATCGACGTAGAGAACTCGAAAGTCAGCCTCATAATCCTTGACCAGTTTGAACCGGTCGTGTGCCGTCTGCACAATGCTGTCGTCGTCTTCTTTGCTCATGGGGAATACTCGTTAATGCCCGGAGGCGTTGGGTTTGGCGACTTTATCATGACTGGCTTTCAACCCATCCATGACGTACCACCGGGCGTTGGGCCTTGTGCAATTCTAGGCTTGATATCGACTACGGCGCCGACCTTGCCCTTTTGGACGGCATAGCGCCGCATCATGTAGGCGTAGCGGGTGGCTGACAGGATGTCGTCGTTGACCTTGGCAATAGTCCCGTCTTCCTTGCGGTGGTAGTTCATCTTTTCTTCGAACCACGGCGTGAGGTGTGAGAACACTTTGAACGTGCCCTTTTCCATCCTTGAATATATCTCGACTAGACCAGCCTCAACCGAGTTGCCTCCCGTGGGCCACGATGCCATCTCGTTGCACATCTTCCATCCTGCGGCCTTGTACGTCTCCGACAGGGCCTTGCCGCTGCCTTTGTCGTGTTGGTGTCCGTCGTGCGGCCATGCGGTGATGATGCCATTGGCCCACGGCTTGACGGCTGACCATGCAAGCTCTGGCACGGTGTTGGACTTCTTCCAGGCATGGGTAACGTAGACCGTGTCGCTGTCCTTGTCCCAAGCGAGCTGGATGTGTGCCTGGGGGTGATCCCATCCGTAGTCCATGCCGTTGATGAGATACCAATGATCGGGGATCTCAAACGCCTGGCACGAAAACACGCTGTCGGCCATATCGAAGATCAGGCCGGAGCCTAGAAGCGGTTCGCCCCGGGTACGCATCGCCCTTTGCCATTCTGGGTACATCGCCAGGAGCGTGCGCTTGGTCTGTTCGGTTAGGTGCGGTGCATCATCCCAAGTGGCGCGCTGGAGATACTGGCCTTCGTTGGCCGCATCCATGAACTGGACGACAAGCTCTGTTCGCCCGTTCTCTGGCGTAAACGTGAGGATGCCACGCCCGCCACGACCACGATCACCTGTAGCTGTACGGGTCAGGACTTGAGGGAATATGGCCTTGTCGCGAGGCTCTTCGTCGATGTGATACCAATCGACGGTGTCGCCCATGATTGCGTGCTGGCCCTGGGAATATGACCAGAACTGAACAGTGGATGTGCCGCCCGTTGCGTGCCGGACGGTGACCTGCCGCATTGCGCCGGTGGTGCCCGATGCGGAAAGATACCCAACGATGCGGTCAGCAGGAACAAGACCACCAGACCAAGCGCCATTCGCATAAATGCCGAAAAGCACATTTTGAAGTAGGTCACGGGTTTTCTCCATGGAGTAGCCAAGCAGCCAGCACATCGGAGCAAAGTCGAAGCGGTGCCCATCCCAAGATTCAGGGTAATCGCCCAGCAGGTGCGCGGCGTCGATGGTCAGTCCGGTCATGGTCTTGCCCACCCGGTTGGCTGCCATCAGCATGCACGCGGTGTTGCCAGCCGTAGCCTTGATGAAAGTGTGCTGCCAGAAATACAGCGTATCGAACCGTTGCTTGAACTTCTCCCTGTCCCGGCGCCGTTGCTTTTCCTCAAGCAGCGCCAGGAGCTGGATCTGTTCATTGCGGCTCATCTTTCTGGAGCTGTCTGATTTTTGCGTCGAGTTCGTCATCGGTCATGTCCTTGTAGGTGATCTGCCCGGAATGCTCGACCTCCTGTTTCTCACGCCACCCCAGCTTCTGCCTGTTCTTCATCCAGAATATCTGAGATGTAGCATTGGGCGGATAGTATTTGCCGTCTGGACCGACAAACCCGGTCGCCATCTTGTACATGGAAATGGCTACGTTTCCGTCCGCAACATCCTTGCCTGCTTTTATGGCCGCAACAAATTCGGGATGGGCTTTTTTCCATTTGGTCAAAGTAGCCACGCTAACTTCAAACGCATCAGCCATCCGAATGTCATCAAAACCAATCAGCGCATAGTTTTCGGCAAGACGTGCATGCTCGATTGTATAGCGAGTTGGTCGCCCTACCTTAGCCATACGGCCCCCTTAAAGTAAAAACCCCGACACTATGGCCGGGGTTGAGTGTTGCGTTGATTGTAAGCCGTTATGGGGCTTTAAAACATTTCCTCATCAGAAACAGAAACCGCTTTAGGTGCTGGCTCTACTGGCGAAGCCACATCCAAAGTCGCTGACGCCAGCTCAGTGGCCGAGGGAAGTGACACCGTAGCGGCTGGAGCTGGCATAGGAACCGGCAAAGGCTTGTACTCGCTGTCGCCAATGATGTTCGTAACGCCTGGAGCATATTCAGAATCGGCCAGCGTGATCGACTGGTCAGCGATTGCTGTTTCTGCATCTGCTGGGGCTGGAAATGGTGGTGGTGTCGGGATATCAATTGTTTGCACGATCTCCGGCACTGGCTGGCCTGCTGCGGCTGCGGCCTTGGCCTGGTTCACATAGTCTTCAAGCGTTGGTTCTCCGGGCTTGGCGACGATCTCAGGCAGAACGGCGGCGTCGAGCGCCGAGATCGTCATAGCGGTGAGCTTTTGAGTCATCATCAGCATAGCGATGGACTGCTCCGAACCTTCCCGGTGTTCTTTGGCTGCCATGCTGGCGTAGCAAGCTGCCTGGGACAGTGCAAGGGCGTCTTGCATCAAGATACGGTCGAGTTGCTGGGTCATTGGTCTGATCTCGTTGGGTTGGTTGTATTGGTCGGTCATTCTATGCGTCGGTCGTAAAAAAGCCCAGTTTTTAGGCTGGGCTTACCGCTTGTGCGGGCTGGCTTGCTTAGTATCAGTTGCATTTCCTGATTGCTCAGTAGCATAGCCCGAAGGTTACAAGCATCGACGGCGTTGGTTGATGGCCAGACTTTACCCCGGATCTCAGGTAAAGAAAAGCCCCCGGTTTTTAGGCGGGGGCTGGATCGTTTATAGACTGTCCTGTCTCGGGTCTATAGGCGACCAACCTGGGCAGACCATGCCCAGACCCGTGCCGCGATACTAGCCATTAGCAGGACTTCAAATCAAGTGATTCGTTGGTGCTTGCAAATTCACCGTGGTATTCCATGGCGGCGATGTCATACGCTGCCGCTGCCTCCTCCCTAGTGCCGTAGTTCCCGACATGCTTTTCTTTATGGTTTACGGTGATTCTAGCGTTCCACTTCCCATGACTGGTGAGGCGAATTCCCTTAAATCCTGTGCTGTTATTTTTTGCAAGCCGCGTATTTTGTGCATTACCTGCCCTTGTTGCCATTCTCAGATTTGAGCGCCGACAATCAAGCTTATCCCCGGTTCGGTGGTCAACTAATCCGCCTTTGGATAGCCCCATCATCAAAAATCGATGCAGTGGAACGCAATTTTCTGCATTTGGCGGCCTTCCAGTAACATATCCTCTTGCATCAAGCGTCCAGCACGTTTTAGATATTTCAGCAAAATCAGATAGGTCCGCTATAGCCCATCCATAGAACTTTTTACGGCCATGCAAAGGCACAAGAATTCTGTCAGACATGACCTTAATTTTCTGTTTTTGCATCATTCCACCTGCTTGATTATGCAAATTATGCACGGCTCATCGGCGTAGCGCTTGGTCAAGTGCGCGTCCACTACCTGGGAATCATCCAAAAATACAATTCCATTCATAGCGTCAAGTACCGACTTGCAGACGTTATCAAGGTCAGCCGTTGCCGTAGGAAATAGCTTTCCAGTCCTACAAGCCTCTTTTTTTGCCTTTGTAAAGCTTGATGGGATCGGGACAAAAACCTGTAGCTTTACCTCGACAGCGCAATCGAAAGGCTTGCGTCCTCGCATAGAGATACGGGCCTCTTCCCTGATTGAATCCTCATATTGCTGTGTTGTTTTTGGGGTATACATACGGATAAACCCACCCTGCCTTACCGCTCTCGGCCTTCCCTTTGGCACTGGCTTTCCTGGGCAAAGGATGAACACCGACTGCGCTGGGATCGATGTCAGATCAAGATTGCTTTGCATGACCTTCACCCTTGTTTTGCACGTTGGTGTTCCGTCGATGCCCGCGCAGCCATACCAGAGACAGCATGCGTTCGCCCTGGTCGGTGATCTTATACTGCTGGTCGAGCAGCGCCTTTTGCTTCAAGAATCTGATGGTGGCCTCTGTTGCGCGCCGTTCGGTGCCGGTTGACTCAAGCCCGGAATAGATCGGCAAGCCGTAGAAGGCGTTCGCTAGTACGCGCAGCCTGCGATCTGACGGCGAGTAATGCCCCTGGTAGACCTTCGGATTTGTCTTTGTTGTGCAGATCATGGCGTTTCACTCCGAACCGGCATGATTGAAGGTGGATCGAGACGACCCATCGAATACCCGGACACAAAATAGCGCCATGCCCGCGCTAAAGCCGGAAGCCTATAGCCGTCCTGAGAGTGCCACCGATACTGGATCAGTGACGACGCTGGGATGTCGTTGTTTTCGGAATAAAGCTCTTCAAATATTGATTTGATCTGGTCTATAGTTTTCATGGTCGCCTCAACTATCAGTGTTTTGTCTGGATATAGCCTGCTGCTACTGGAACCATCTTTATAAAATCTTTTTTCTTTATCGCGTATTCGCAAATCTGCTCAAGAATATCCAAGATTGTTTTTTCGTCTTGCACTAAACCAGCAAAACTTATCGAGCAAAGAGATATCATTTTTATCAGGATATTTGAAACATCACTTTGATTTTCAGGATCGCATGAGCTGATAAAGGCGCCCATTTCCTCTTTAAACATGTCTTCAATTTCGACTTGTGTTTTCATCATTTCCGCCTTATTCAACTGTGCAGTTAGGCCATATTGACCGTGCTATTTCGAGCGCTTGAGCTTGTGAAACCTTCCCCTCAAGCACCACCATCTGGAAGGACGGGCGGCCGGGGAGAAGGACCGTCCAGGCCGTCTTTTTCATTCGCTTTTATTGGCAGTGAGCATCTTTTGAGCATTGCAAATTTTTTCGTCATCGACCGCCGCAACAATTCTATGAATCGCAAGCCTTGCGCGCAAATTACTGTCTGGGACAAGCCATTCATGAACAATCCGCTGTACGGCTTTCATGCGGTTATTAATAACAAAGGAATTGTCCAGCTTACATGCCATTTCTGCGTTCTCAGCCTTGAGCCTACGGATCTCTTCACCGGCTGCTTTGTTGGCTTGCTGGCTGTTCGCGTAGGCATGGTCAATTGCCTGCAAACGCCCTTGAATTTCGTCGCGCTCGTTCAGAATCTTGACGAATGCTTTATTTGTTGAATCCATCGCGTCAATAGCAATCTTGTGATCGCTCATGAGTTCGTTTATTGATACTTGTAATGCATTGAATCGTTCTTGTGATCTGCTCATTTTATCGGTCCCGTTCTGTGGTCTTTGGTTTTGTCAAATCGGTCAGTAATTCTACTAACTCTTTCTTGCGTTTTTCACTCTTACAGTCCTTTATCCAGCGTTTCAGCAAAAGAGCAATAAACACGCTGCCTTGTTGCATGGCGTTACCTCTCAGTCGAGCAATGAACTCGATGCATAAGATTTTGTTGTCGTATATTTTGCTTCTCCCTCATAACCCTTGATGTCGCAAAAGGTCGAGTATTTGCCCTGGTACTGCACGCGCACCATCCCGGCCTCGATATCCCGCGCCACACCGATGATGATCTCTGCCGTGCCCTTGGCTTCGCTATGCGGGTGGTAAACCTCATCGCGGTAAACGAACAGGATCAAGTCGGCGTCCTGCTCAATCGAACCACTGTCGCGCAGGTCAGACGGGATAGGGCGCTTGTCCGGGCGCGATTCCAGCGAGCGGTTGAGCTGCGACAGGATAATCACCGGGATGCCCAGCTCTGCCGCGAGCAACTTCGATTGGCGAGTAATTTCACTGATACGGACCACGCTGTTAGCCCTAGGGTCATCAACGTCAACCAAGCCAATATGGTCAATCACTAGCAAATCCAGGCCGTTCAGCATTTTTTCACGGCGGGCCATCGAGCGAATTCGGTTGATGGTCAGCCCGCGCCTTGCCGAGAGTTTTAGCCCGCTTCCTATAATCGCGCTAGAGGCGTTTAACAACTGTAAGCTATGGGTCAGGGTGGCTGAGCCGTCTTTTAGGCTGTGAAGGGGTATACAGCCCGTAGAGGCTAGCATTCTGTCCATGAGTTGTCCCTGCGACATCTCAAGTGACACCACAAGCACCTTTTTCCCATCACGAATGGCGTTCGATGCGGCGATATTCATTGCCAGTGTGGTTTTACCCATCTTGGCCCGACCGGCGATCACGATCAGTTGCTCGGGCTTCATGCCCATCAGGCGTGCGTCAAGCGTTTCAATGCCGGTGGATAGGCCATCAATTTCGCCCTTGAGGCCATCGCGGCGATCAAGCTCTGCGACGTGGGCGCGCATAACATCGGCGGCTGACACGATCTCTGGAGTGGCTGACTCAGCACTGATCGACAGCACCTCGGCCTGGGCCAGTGCGATTTTATCCTCGGTTGCTGCATCGCTGTGCGCCGATTCGTGGATGGTGCGCGCAACTTCGATCATGGCGCGGTCAATGCTGCGCTCCAGGACGATGCGTGCGTATTCCTTGGCATTGGCCGCGCTGGGTGTGTTGCGGTCCAGGTCGGCGCAGTAGGCCAGCGGTGATGCCTCGGTGCCCCATGTCCCGATTTGGTCTGCCACGGTGAGGATGTCCACCGATGCGTTGCGGGACCGTAGCGCCAGAATTGCCCGGTACACATCCCGGTTGTAATCAAAATAAAAATCACTGACCTGAACATCGGCGCTCAGGATGTCGATTAGCTCAGGCTTGATGAGCATGGCGCCCAGCAAACCTTGCTCGGCCTCTTGGCTATACGGGTCACGCATTGGTCAAACTCCAATCTGGTCGTTTATGGTCTTTTCGCGGAAAACGTATTCGATGTCTGCCTTCCAGCCCCTTGCGTTCTCGCCGCACATGAATTTATCCAATATGCATTTCCCAAGGTACTTTTCCAAAAACCCGTCGTTGCGGAATGGGTGGGTGTTCCTGACGGTGTAGTCCCATGCCCGCTTGATCGCAATTTTTCGTTTTGGGTTTAGCTTCTCGGCTGGCTTGAATCGTCCACCGCAAATCTGTTGATAGGTTTCCATGAAATTCTGATACGGGGTTTCGTCAGCTTTTCGTGTTCTCGTTTTCGGCGGATCGTCATTGCCAGATGACAAGGGTTTTTGATTTATATCTTCTTCTTGTATTTCTTTACCTTCTTTAGAAGTGGTCATCTGCTGGTCAACTGCTGGCGATCTGCTGGTCATCTGCTGGTCATCGACCTGATAGCGCGCCCAGTTAGTTATTGATATTACTGAGAATTTTGAATAGCTTTTGATGGTTATCTGTTGGAGATTTTCGAGCGCTTTTAGAGCACCACGGATGATACTCTCGGAAACCCCCGTTTTCTCAGAGAATTTATGCCGTCCGAATATCAAATCGCCCGGTTTTAACCTGACAATCTGCCGTCCCGCGACAAAATCACCCTCCTTGTAATTTGCAGAAAGCAGAAGGTGAAGCCACACGGCCAGGTACTCGGGTTTAGAGGCTATGGCGCTCGTGAGCAGCTTTCGAGACACCTTTACCCATGAAGACATTTTATTTCACCTTGCCTTTGGCAATTTTTGATTTTTCCCAAGCCGTAAGGGCTTCCTTTTCACCCTGGTAATTCTTAATTGCTGGGTCATCCCTTTCATCGATAAACCTTAGCAATTCTGCTGCCTGCTGAGGTGACAGCTCAATAACGTTATTCCCCTGACCGATGATGAGTTCACCGCATGAGGTCCATTCAGCTACCAAGGTTTTTTTGCCTTCAATTTCCATAATCAGTCCTCCCCAAGTGCTACAAATTCGCTCGCCTTCATGCCGAACACTTCGGCCAGCTTCTTGACCAGGCCGCCTGGGCTGCTTTCTCTGGAAAGTACCAAGCTGATTGACGTTTGGGTCATGCCTAAAATCTGCGCCAGATCCTTGCTGCGCATACCGCGCTGGGCCATAGCTATTCGTGTGGATCGTCCAATGTGCATTGATATGCCCTCGCTGTTGATGGAGTGAAGGTTATTCACATCTATAAAGGATGGCAATTTATATTTTACTATTTTTTTAGCAATTTTATCTTGACGCAATTCCTCCTTGCGCTATGATTAGGTCACAAGCAGCGACCAACCAAACAACGGAGTAAGACATCATGAGTAATCCAAATCTGAATGAACTGCATAAGCTGATGCAAGAAGCGCAATCTTCTGATAGCTGCGACTCGGTTAAGGCTATCAACGGCAAAAAAATCTATTGCATGTCCGTTGCACAGACCCGTAACGGTCGCCGCATCGAAAGTTTTCGCTTTCGTATGGACGGGGAAAGATCCTCTATAAAACAGGTAATGTCCGCGCTTTCATAAACCAACCTTCCTACCCTAAGCCCCTTAACCTAGGCCAAACCAAGGAACTAAGACCATGAAAATATTCCTGATTATCTTGCTGTTGCTCGCCTGCTGGGCATTTGGCCCTGGCATCGTCCTGATGGCGCTGGTGTCCATCCCAATGATGTTGGCTGAGTGGCTTTTTCATCTTGCTGGAAGTCCGCAAGACAAGTACGTCGTATGGATAATCATCGGGGCTTCTTTTGCGATTTGCCTGTTCCCATTTTTCTACAAAAAGGGGATGTGATATGGCCCGCAAACGCTTGAAGGATGGCATGCATTGGACCTGCCAATACGTCGCGCAAATCGACAGTTACATCGTCAGGGTCGATGTAACGGAAAAGGAGTTAAGGGTTTTTTCAGCCTTCCGTGACGTGAACAATTATTACATCGAGATCAAAACGTTTTATTCCATGCTTGAAGCGATTTGGTTTCTGTCGCTGATGGTCAACAACTTTATTGAAGATCGGAGAATCGCATGAAAAAGATTTATATGGTGAAAGGCGACTTTCATCCAAGTAAGCGCCTCAAAGAGGCCTTGAAGGCTCAGGCCGAACGCTGCACGACAGAACATACCGAGCTACATATCCAGCGCCAACGCGCCCTTGGCGAGCGGATGGTCGGTGACCACGATGGCGCCCGAAAATGGGATCTCCTGGCAACTATCGCCATCGTCACACTGATCGTTTTTGGATCGATGCGGGGATGGTGGTGAAACCAACGAATAGTGTTTATGTCGGGAGCCCACCGCTTGATCCGCCAGACGATGACGATGATCCTGAACAGGACTCTTTCGATGATGCAGAAAACAACGACTACCCGGAGTAACCCATGAAAGACCAAATAGACCAAAGCCTAGACGCTGTACAAACCATGCTTAACCAAAAAAGACTGCGGGATGCTTGCCCGAACGATGTAAAGCCCCTGTTGCAGCGCGTGCGCTACCTGGAAGCGCAAGTGGAACACGACAAGTTGATTCGTGACTCCTACTGCCGCCAGCTTGATGCAGCAGACCAGCGCGTTGATGAGCTGGAAAATGCGCTTTCTGGCGTGTTGTTTGAGTTTGACGGACTGATATGGCCTAAATCCCTTTCTGAAAAAATTTCAAATCTCGTTAAGGCGCGGGAGTTCAAACTATGAACAAGGCTAAGCGATTCGACTGGGCTGGCGAGGAAGGTATGGAAGAATTACCAACCGGAGCTTATGTCAGATTTTTAGACTACATCGCGTTGCACAATAAGATGGCTATCTCCGAGCAGCGGAATGCGGAAACATCTGTATCCCTACAGCTTGCAACAAGGCTTCTCGCTTCCGGTCTATCCGTCCTCAACCCAAGAGCGGGATTGGCGAAGAATGTCCGCGACTTTCTGGATTCACAACGCAAACCCACCGAATCGGGAGCAAGCGAATGAGCAAGTGCGCGATCCACTATGACGACTGGGATGGTGGCACCGAAGCCGATACTGATCATCCGGACACGCTGATGTGCGGAACTGAAAGTGGTGACCCGGAAATGACGCATAGCCACGACCAAGTGACCTGCAAGCGCTGTCTGAAAATAATTGAAAGCTGGAGCAAGCCATGAATAACAACAAGATCGAAATCACGCGGGAGCTGGCTGAAAGCCTTATGAATGGTGCCGAGGCTATGGGCTGGTCTTTGGCTGAAGAGCTGCGCGCCCTTCTCGCCAAACCAGCCGCCCAGCGCCATGGCGAGCCGGTGGCGCCATATGCTTGGGCGTATGAGTGGGCCGGATGGATCAGCACCGAAGGCCCTAAAGACTTCAAGGCTTGTATTGAACGTGAAGCGCCACCGCAGTGGGCCATCGAGTCGGGCCAAGCGCGCAATGTTATTAAGCTCTACACCGAGCAGTCCGCGCCGATTGCGGTGGTGCTGCCTGAATACAGGTTTATTCCGGCTGAAATTCCTCTTTCTGAATTTTCTCTATCTCGTGGCTGGAACGCGTGCCTTGACGAATTTAAGAGGTTGAATCCGTGAAAAATCTAGATCCTATTGAGACTCGCCTTCTTGCCGGTATGGAAAGAAAGGTCGATGAAATGGTGCGCATGTATAACGCCGGTCGATCAACTGGCGTCATCGCAGAAGAGGTTGGATTTTCCAGGTCAACTGTTCGGCGCTACCTGAAACAACGTGGCGTCACCCTGGGTTGTCGTGGTGCACCGCGCCAGATACAAGGTGGAGTTGTAGAAATCGCAAAGGCGATGCGCGGAAATGAAAAGACCTGGGATCAGATCGAGAAAAAGACCGGATTCTCAGCCCGTCAGTTGCAGCGCTGGCTTTACGGCAAATAAACATTAATTTCTTTCCGGAAATAATTATTCTACTTGCTGGCGCAATTCAACGCTGTATAATTGACCAGACCAAATGACCATTGGAACAGACCATGACCACTCAAACAGTCGGAAATATCGACCGTAAGACGTACATCGGATCATCAGACGCAGCGGCAATCCTGGGCGTATCGCCTTGGCGTACGGCGTTGGATGTGTACCTCGATAAAACCAGCGGCCCCGAGCCGATCACCCCTGAGAAAGCAGCAATCTTCAAGCGCGGCCATCGCCTTGAGCCGTACATTCTCGACATGCTGGAAGATGAGCATGGAATTCGCCTACTTCGCTTTGATGATGGCAAGCGCAGCCGCCGCCACCTTGATAAGGAACTGCCCTTTCTTGCTGCTGAGCTGGACGCGGAAACGGACGACGGCAAAAACGTAGAGGCCAAGTCGGCCAACTTTTATGGCAAAGGTTCGTGGGGTGAGCAGTACACCGATGACGTGCCGATCTATTACAACGCGCAGGCGCAACACGGGATGATGGTCCGCTGTAGTCAGGAAACAATCTTCCCGGTCCTGATTGGCGTTGATGATTTTCGCCTGTACCACGTCAAGCGCGACGACGAAGTAATCACATACCTGCGCCAAGCTGAGATCGAAATGTGGGATCGCATCCAGCGCCTGGATGCCCCACCGGCCAAAACCGTATCAGATATCGAGCGCCTATTTCCGTGGGATCACGGCTCAGTCATTCAGGCATCCGTGGAAGTGCGGGACGCTTACCTTGAACTCAAGGATCTGAAAAAGCGCCTAAAGCTGATCGAATCTGACATTGGAGAACAGGAAAGCCTGATAAAGCTGTTCCTCGGTGAGCATCAGGTATTACAGTTCGGCGCTGACAAGCTGCTGACCTGGAAGTCTCAGAACACCGACCGATTCGATATCAACACTTTCCGGGCTGCCCATCCGGTAATCGCCAAGAAGTACACAAAAACCAGCGCCAGCCGCGTCCTACGCCTGAAATAGAGGATCTACCATGTCAACGAATGACCTACGCCAAGCCGTCGGCGCCCAGCGTGTCGCCAAGCCTGTCACCGAGTTCTCCAATTTCATGGACAAGCTAAAGCCGCAATTGGCTTTGGCTTTGCCGAAACACCTGACCAGCGACCGTATGGCTCGCTTGGCGATGACTGCATTCAGTACTTCGCAACATCTTCAGCGCTGTACGCACCAAAGTATTGCTGCATCGATCATGACCGCCGCACAGCTTGGCCTTGAGCCTGGGGTAAATGGCGCCGGTTACCTGATCCCGTACAAAGACACCTGCACCTTTGTTCCAGGCTGGAAAGGCTTGGTTGATCTGGTGTCGCGCTCCGGGCGCGGTACAGTGTTCACTGGCGTGATTATGAGCGATCAGGAATACACCTTCACCGATGGTGCCCGCCGCGATCTGGTCATTCACAACGAAACCGAACTCGACGGACCGGACAATATCACCCATGCCTACGCGGTAGGCTGGGTCAAAGATTCGTCGATGCCCATCATCGAGCTGTGGACTGTCGGCAAGATCCGAAAACACCGGGACCATTACAATAAGGTCGGCCAGCGTCATTATTCATATGGCAATTGGGAAATGTATTGCCGCAAGATCCCGCTGTTGCAGGTCATCAAGTACATGCCGAGCAGCATCGAAATGAGCAACGCGCTCGCTGTCAGCCAAGCAGCCGAGGAAGGCCGTGGCACTATCATCGAGAACGGCATTGTGATTGACCTGGCCGAGCAGCCGCGTGAATCGGTAGACCGTGGTCAGGCTGAAACGGTTGACACTGCGACAGGCGAGATCAAGCCGGAAGTGAAATCTGAGCAGAAAGCTAAGCCCGAGCCAAAGGCTAAGCCGGAGAAAAAAGCCGATCCAGTGGCCGAAGCTAAAACCCCGATTCCCGATGAAGAGTTTGACGAAGATTTTTCGATGGAATGATTGACCGGGCGCGGTGAAAGCTGCGCCAACCACTTTGACCAACCCAACCAAAAAAGCGAGATCCCATGAAATATGAACATAAAGCAATCGTTCAGCGCGCTACCCGTGACGGCCTGCTTCCAATGGAGCTTGCCGAGGAGCTGATGGGGCATGACCTGCTTGACCTCATGCTGGTGCAGATGAAAAAACACGCCGTCGCCTTCAAGAATATGTCAGAGATCCAGCAAGATGCGGCCATCGCTGAAATGCAGGACGGCTTGAAGGAGGCGATCAAAACCGCCGTATCTATCATCGGTGCGCAGGCTACCAAAACCGTTCGCCTTAGCCTGAAAAGCTGTGCGGTTGGCAAGAAACTCAAGGTCACCGGTGAAGTCAGCGCAACAGAAGAGTGGAAGCATGAACTGCTTGACGCGGCCACCGACCAAGCCGATGTGTTGGTGATCCTGAATGAACGTGACTTCTTGCAAGGTATGGACGCGCACCGCGGCGAGAAGCAACAGAAGTCGCTGCCAATTGATGAGCCTGTTGATACGGTAGATCCTTCTGAAAAAGCCAAGCCTGTACGCAAAGCAAAAGCCGATCCAAAGCCAAAGGCAGAAGCAAAGCCGGTGGTGATCGAAGCTGAAATGCTCGATAAGGCCCGCGACTTTGTTGTGACCAACAAGAACGCCAGCATTGCAGGCCTGCAAAACCGCTTGAGCATAGGTTTCAATAAAGCCAATGCCCTGCTTTCAGCACTGGCTGCGGAAGGGGTCGTTGAGTTTGTTGGTAGCGATCTGGAAGGCGGATGGGAAATGGTCATAGCTAAAAAGGCCGAGGAAGCCAAAGAAGTGACCGCCGATGAATCTGGATGCCTCAATGATTTTTCGGATAACCCTACTGAGCTGACCGATGACCTGCTGGAAAAGATCCGCGCCAAGGCAGTGCGTGACGGCGAGATATATGCAAGCGGCCTGATTGTTTCCTTCGACCTGTCTGAAGCGCTGGCGACACAAGCCATCGAGCGCCTGGAGCTGGAAGGCTTCATTTCACCGGAAGATGACATGGGCCTGCGCCTGATCATTGGTGAAACCGCGTAACGTCAACCATCTGTAACCGAGGCCCCGGACTAATCATCCGGGGCTTTTTTGTGCTTGACATAAATACAACAAAACGCTACATTGCGTGTGTGGCCGGTACTTTGTCGAACTGGCCAACTTTGACAAGGTGGGTTATGAACGAGCTGCTAAAGGCCAAAGACTTGGCCAAAATATTGACGGTAAATGTTGAGACAGTCAGGCGCTGGACCAGGGGAGGCGAAATTCCCCATGTCGTCATCGGAGCTTCTAAGCGATACGACCTGAAAAAAGTAATGGAAGCATTGACCAAATAGACAAAGGAGTCAGACCAATGAAATTTATAACCACGCTGAACCAAATCCGGGAATGCGATCCGTGCACCGAGGGATGGAAAAAGCTTCTCGGGACGCTTGGGAAAACTAAAGCAGATGACGAGCCTATTTCGCTACTTACTATCCTCGATAGTAATGGCCTAGATGACGCGTTGTGGTCGATGCGGGCCGTTAAAAACCATGACAGAGATTTTCGTCTGCTCGCTGTATGGGCTGCTCGCCAAGTACAGCACCTGATGACCGACCCTCGCAGCTTGAATGCGCTGGACGTTGCTGAGCAGTTTGCAAACGGCCTTTGTGACGACGCAGCACTGGCCGCAGCATGGGCCGCAGCATGGGCCGCAGCATGGGCCGCAGCATGGGCCGCAGCAGAGGACGCAGCAGAGGACGCAGCAGAGGACGCAGCAGAGGACGCAGCAGGGGGCGCAGCATGGGCCGCAGCAGAGGACGCAGCAGAGGACGCAGCAGAGGACGCAGCACTGTACGCAGCACTGGCCGCAGCACGGTACGCAGCAGGGGACGAAGCATGGTACGCAGCACGGGACGCAGCACGGGACGCCCAAGAGCAACGCCTACGCCAACTGATCAATGATGGTGAGTGGACCGGATCTACCGCGCAAATTGAAAAGGATGCTTAATAATGAAAATTAATCAAATCACCATCAGCTCCGTGCTGGGTATTGCCCGCGCTGATCTCAATCTGAAAAACGCCGTAACGCTGTTGGCCGGAGATAACGCGGCTGGGAAGTCCAGCATTGGTGATTGCCTGTCGATGGCGATTCTTGGCAAGCCTGCCCGGGTTGACCTGAAAAAGAATCTCAATCAAGCATTGAACAACGGCGCCGAGAAAGGCCGGATCAATGTCACGTTCGAAGGCATTGAGGATGCCGCCGAGTTCCGGCTGCCAAAGGGTGAGCATGGCGCGCCAGCAATCGCCGGGGCAGAGTTCCTGCCTTTCGTGCTGCGCCCGTCGCTGTTCTGTGAGGTCGATGCAGACGCACGCCGGACCATGCTGTTCGGCCTGACAGGAATCAAGGCCAGCGGCAAGCTGATCGCCGATAAGCTGATCGAGCGCGGCATCAGCGAAGAAATGGTGGAAGAGTTCTCGCCTATGCTGCACGGTGGATTCCCTGCTGCCAGCAAAGAGGCGTACGCACGCGCTACGGCTGCAAAAGGCGCATGGAAGGCAATCACCGGGCAAGTATGGGGAAGCGTCGTTGCCGAAGGCTGGAGCGCTCCGAAACCAGAGGGGAAGGCTCCTACCAAAGAGGAACTAGACGAACTGCTTGCAAAGGCAACCAAGCACCAAAAAAACCGCGAAGATGGGCTGGCCTATATCGCTTATCAACGCGGGCTGTCTGAGGCAACGAATAGCTGGCACCAAAGACTGAGCGATGCAGATGAAACTGCCGAGCTGTTGCCGCGCCGTAAAGCCAAGTTGGCCGAGACAGAAAAGGATCTTGCCGCCTGGGAATCCAAGTTGCCAGGTTTGGTTGAAACCCTGGCCGAGTGCCGCGCTGGGGCCGAGCCGATTAAGTGCCCGTGCTGTGATGAGGACCTTCGTTTCGTTGATGGCAAGCTTGAAAAGTTCGCCGGTCTGAAAGCCGACACCGGGCGCGCCCAAACCCTAGCATTGGAAGTGACCAAGGCGAAAGAAGCCATTGCCCTCATGCGCCGCACCCGCGACAACGACCTGCGGGATATCTCGCAATCTGAAAACGCTGCCGAGCAATTCAAAACCATCAGCGCCGAGGTTTTCGACAAGGTTGACCAAGACAAACTTGACCGTGCGTTGGTGTCGGTCGAGAAGCTAGCCGGGATGATCACTGCCGCTCGTGAAGAGTTCAACGCTAAACAACAGGCGCGGTATGACGCTGAATCATGCGTGACCAAAACCAAGGACGCAGCCAAGGCGCACGCCGACGTTAAGGCCTGGATCTCGGTTGGTGATGCGCTGGCACCTGACGGCATCCCCGGCGAACTGCTTGCTGACGCGATGGCGCCGGTAAATCAGTCGATGTCCGTGCTTGCTGGCATGTGTGGCTGGTCTAAGGCTGAAATCGATACCGATATGGCAGTTACGTTCGGCGGGCGCCTGTACGGCCTTTGCAGCGAGTCTGAGAAATGGCGTGTCGATTGCCTTATCGCGCTGGCTGTTGCCCAAATCAGTCAGCTCCGTTTGGTGGTGCTGGACCGCTTCGATGTTCTGGATCTCAAGTCACGGACGGCCTTACTGATGATGCTGATCAAGCTGGGTAAGCTGGAGTCGATGGACACCATGCTTCTGTCGGGGACCTTGAAGGCGCTTCCAGCACTACCGCCGACTGTGGGTGGTGTCTGGATCGAAAACGGTATCGCGGAGCTGACAGCATGAGGACGATAATTGCAGACAGTGAAACAACTGGTACCGGCCAGGACGCGGAGATTATTGAGGCGGCATGGTTGATTCTGCCAGGAACTCCGGAAGAGTTTATAGCGCTTGCCAAGCCGTTGGCGCTGCCGTTCTATCACCAGCGTTTCCAGCCTTCTTGCAGTATCGAGCTAGGCGCTATGGCTACACACAACATCATCCCAAGTGATCTGGATGGAATGGCCGCATCAAGCCTGTTTGAGTTTGAAGAGGAGGTTGAATTCCTGATAGGCCATAATATCGACTTTGACCACCGGATCTTTGGTGAGCCAGACGTTAAACGCATCTGCACCTTGGCCCTGAGCCGCTGGCTATTCCCAGAAATGGACAACCATAAGCAAACAACGATGATCTATTTCATCGGCTCGACCATTGGCAATCTAGGCTGGGCGCGAAACATGGTGCAAAACGCGCACTCGGCTTTGGCTGACGTGAAGTGCTGCGCCATTCTTCTGAAATTCCTACTGCTCGAGATCAAGAAGCGCGACCTATGCATCGATACCTGGGACCAAGTTCTTTTGTTGAGCGACTGCGCGCGTATTCCTACGGTGATGGGCTTTGGAAAGCATAAAGGCGAACCGATCTCTGACGTGCCGAGCAGTTATGTGAAGTGGTATCGCGGCCAGGCTGAGACTGACCAATACGTTTTGGAAGCGTTCAAGAGGGCTGGGAAATGACCAGACGAAACGATAACTACCAGTTCCGCCAGGGCAAGCAATACGCTCTCGACGTTCTAATGGACGCACAGAAGACCTTGACGGAGCCGTCATTGATCGACGATCTGCTGGACAACCTGCGCAACGGGTGTGCGAACAAGCCGCCTTCATTTGCAGAAGGCGTGACGCAGGTTGTTGGATGGGTTGAGGCGTGGAAGGCATGACCAACGGAATCCCGAAAGGGACCATAATTTTGCAGGACGGCATGTGCGATATTTGCGGAAAGTCGCGCAACACCCGCAAGCATGATAAATGCAGCAAAATACGCCAATTGGCATATCAGGAAAGGGAGCGCATGAGAAATGAAAATTCGTCTGTACACCTTCAAAGAGCTGATGGATAGGATAAAAAGCCCCGGATATGGACTGATGCAGGTCGGCAAGAATTACGTTTTCATCCGGCGAAACTTCGAATAACAGACCACAAAAAAGGGCGCCATAATCGGCGCCCTTTCTCATTTCGCTGTCAAACAATGCGCCTTCCATAAATCGTTATGGGCGGCTATTTCCTCCTTGGTTCCACGGCTTAGCGTGGCCCGGTCCTGCGCTGTCGTTGATATCGGCTTGACCCATGAACAGGCCGTGTCAATCCGAACGATTGAACTCTGACAACTTGTCGTTGAGAGCGCTATCAGTAGAGGAATTAACAGTTTTTTCAACACTTGCGCGCTCCTGGACGGCTTCCACCGTCGCCTTTGCCTGATCAACCACCTGGGCTTGCGTTACTTCCTGCGCGCCCTGTGCCTTGCCTGCTGCTTTGCTGAATGGGTGGCCGACGAATGCCCCGATGATTGCAGACACAACGGACACAATCGCCAGGATGATCATAGACAGGCTCATTGGAACACCCCGTGTTTCATGGCATAGGAAAGGCGCGTTGCCCGTGCGCCCACTTGAGTTGCCCATTTTGACTGGAGCATTTCGGCTGCGGCGTCGTCCCATGAACTGGAGTTGACCGAGGCCAAAAACATCTTGAAACCAGACAGTCGGTTGTAACCAAGATTGAACGCCATGTTCACGATCACCTCTTGCCGGACATCGCTGAGCTGGTCGAAGCCTGGGACCAGCGCACGGGCAGTCGATATCGCCTCGACGATATCGTTCGACAGCATCAGATCAATTTCATCCTGACTGAAACCCTTGTCCGTCAGGTTTCGGCCAACGCCGCCAGTTACCTTTGGCGGGGTTGCCGTGTCGAGATAGATCCGCGTCTTGCGCCCCTCGTCCATGCTGAGCTGGTCAGACAGTCTTGTCAGGTCCATTACTAGCCTCCTGCGATAGCGACTCTTGCTTGACGTTGAGCGCGACCAAGAACACCACGAACAGCCCCACCATGACAGCCGAGTAAACAGCCGGTGGCAGGAACTCGCGGATCTGTGGGACTTGATCGCGGGCGGTAGCGATAACCGGCATCAGCGACACGATATGCACGCTGTACCGACGATGCCATTTTTTCCACTGCGAAATTAGCTGCATAACCACCTCAGTTCCCGACCAGGAAGCTAATGCCCCCGAGGGCCATGTATTTGAAATTACCGGTTCCGATCTTGGTGATTTGACCGCCACTGCTGATGGACACGTTCCCAATGCCCAGCGATGTGCCGTCGTTGATTGGAACGACAAACTGTTCGACTGTTGATTGAGGCCGGAACGATACCGGTAGTGTGCCAAGAAGCGCTCCGTCTGGAACAGACGCCACGGTCGCCAGCGAAATAAAACCGGTCAAGTGGCAGATACGGTTGGCGATGGCGGCTTGCGGTGCTGGACTGATACCCGCCAGGCCAACGAAAGACCCGGCCAGTGCAATGCCAACCGGGTCACGGGTGATGAATTCTCCCCACGAGTTGTTGTTTGCATTACCGATCCGGGTGCCTTCGTTGCTGTTGACGATCCCGCCCACGTCCTGCCCACTGAAAACGTGCTGAATGCAGTACCCGTCAGCCGAACGCAAGGTCATAACCTGGGCAGTACCAAAGCTGGCCGAGAAGCCATTTGCGGTGTAGAGCGACCAGCCGATGGGGTATTTGTTGGGGAGGTCAGACGCCAGCATGATTTTCTGGGTCCACGGCGCGACTCGCGGGTTGAGGTTCCTCTTAAACACGATGTCAGCGATCAGATCGCAATAGACCATGTTCACTTGCCCGAGCGGGTGAATGCCGTTACGCCCACCAACGGTGCCGTCGAGCCACAAACCAGATCCCATATCCGCATCAGCAGCCGCCGCGTAGATGTCCAGATAGGCACACCCGAACTCCCGAGCTACCTGACGCACCACCTTGTTCGCGGCGACGTTCCAAAGCTCATTCCGACCGCCAGCATCGTCAGACGCGGCGCTTGGTGGCAACAACAGGATGGAAGATTGCGATATTGATCTGGCGTTACGGAAGATCGTCAGGCCAGCCCGGAGCGATGCGGCGAATTGCTGTATGGTGCGCCCGTAATAAACATCGTTGAGGCCCCAGCGCACGATGTACAGGTCTGGCGCCTGGGCTGCGTCATTGGCGACATAGGACGAAACCCATGTGTCAGTTGACATGCCCGCATGGCCTGCGTTGATGCAGTTCGCCCAAAACCCGCGATCCGCTGCGGCGATCTTGAGCTGTTCGGCCATAGTGCGCGGTGATGGGGAGTGTGAGCCTCCGCCTTCTGTGGTCGAGTCGCCAGATAGAACGACTTTCACTTGCTGCACGTTGTTGTTCAACTTGGTGTTAATGGCAAGCAGGTATTCCAGACCAAAGCAGTTTTGATTGTCGTCGGTGTGTGTGTTGAGCAGCTTTTTCCCCACTGCTGTCGCCTTGATAATCTGGCCCGGTCCGTAAATCACGTTCCCAAGCTCATTGGTCAGCGATGTAACAAGGTACTTTCCTTCGGGTGCATAGGTGGCTTTGTTGGCAGCAAGCGCGGCATTCACCACGGCGGTGTCATTTGCTACGCCATCGCCTACGGCGCCGAGGTCTTTTAGATCGAGTTGGCGAGCCATCAGGAAAGCCCCCCAACGATGAACGGCCATGCCTTATCGAGAACGATCATCAGCGTTGCCGCCGCACTCAAGCCCCACGTTATTTTAGTGCCCATTTTTTCCACTGACCTTTGAATGCGAGTTATGCCCTGTTCCATGTCATCAAGCTTTTCAGATTGGTATGCCATGACCTGTTCCACCTTTGCGAGTCGTTCCGGTGAGCTGTCGTGGCGCCGGTCAACCTCACCAAGTCGCCACACCACAACTTTCATATCCTGTTCCAGCGCCCCAATCCTGTCACCCATCCCTCGTGTGCTTCCTGCCTGATCATTGATTTGCATACCCGCCCCTATTTTCCAGATAGTAAAATCGCCCTTTCGGGCGACTGTTTATGAATATTCGATGATTATAAAGGCCCCGCCGATTCCAGGTAGCCCGTCCTTTGCCAAAGCGTTAGATGGACCTGAAAACTGACCGGCTGCGCCCGCGCCATATCCAGAGCCTGCGGTGATCGAGGCGCCGGTTTGACCGCCAATACCTATCGGAGTTGATCCGCCAGAGCCGCCAATGGAAGCCGTGAGCATGCAAAGGCCTGGAGATCCACCAGTTCCATTACCGGAAATTACATTGCCGCCCGTTACGACGCCGCCAGGAATTCCGCCAGAGATAATGAACGCTGCTGCTGTGCTGATGGCTGGGCCCAATGGGGAACCACCGCCGCCTGGAGCAATAAGCAGAACGCCCATTGAGGACACGCCGCCGTTGCCACCGTTACTTGAGCCGGTCCCCGCCGTTCCGCCCGCACCCACGGTGATGGCTTTGTTGGCGCCGATCTGCAATGCCGTAAGCCATGCCTCCCCGTAACTGCCAGACGCACCACCGCCCGCCGCCGAAACTTGGCTTGCCGATGTGTTGGTGACCACGCCAGATCCACCACCACCACCGCAATACTTGACGTAGCAATTTTTCATCCCTGTTGTCGGCGTATAAGTTCCATTCGTAGTGAAAACTTGAACGTTAAGAATGCTGTTTGCTTTTGCGGGTATGACGATGTTTGCAGCGGCATCAAGGATGACTTGATCCCAAATCTGCACACCGGTTGAGTCTTGAAGGATCTGCCGATAGTTGCCGTTCCCATACATCGAGCATTGCCCGCGAGCATCGAGAATGACCGGGTTAGTATTGGGCACCGTCAGACCTGAATCCTGATACGTCGTTAACGGAGTGGTGGTGCCCACGACGTAGTTGAACACTTTCCCGCCTACCAACGGTTTACCGTTAATATCGAAAAACTGCTGCTTCCCCATCGGGATGTTCTGGCTCATGAGGTTTTTTCCTATGGCTCTTGCTGACTTGTTTACGGGCGGGTTGATAGCCCCCGCCCTGCCGGTATTGTTACTTGTTCTTTACGCCAGTGGTAGCCGCCGCGCCAAGCCCCCGGCCAAGCAGCTCGCTAAGCCCATTACTGGAGCCCTGTTGCGCCTTCGGCATGAGCATGTTCAAAGACTCAGGCCCACCCTTGCCCAGAAGCAAATCGATAAGCTTTGAATTGAGTTCCGCGGACCGGGCCTCGGCAACGCTGTTCATGGCGCTGCCAGCCAAGTGACCAACCCCGCCACCTACGGCGGCGCCCAAAGGTCCGGCGACCATGCCGCCCACTGAGGCGCCCAAGGTATGAGGGCCGAATTGAGCTAAGGCCCCGTTTCCGGTAATCCCATTGATCAATGAATTGCCGTTCAATAGCTGGGCTGTGGCTGAGTTCTTGCCGATCCCAAGCTGCGAGTTTGCTTGACGCTGGAGATCCGCGTGAAGCGCTTGTAGGCCGCTCATTTGTTCAGGGGTAATAGACTTGGCTGGGTTGGCGCCAGGGGCCGACTGCATTTTCTGGATTGTCAGCATGAGCTGCTTCGTCTTGTTCAGCGAAAACTGATTCCCGGTCGAGTCTGTAAGATCACGGCTTTGCAGGAACCGTTGCGCTTCGATTGGCTTCGACATGTCGGCAAACGTCTTGATGTAAGCGCCAAAGCCTGGAGCTACCGGCTCAATCACGCCGTCGAGTGCGTCCTTTACCTTGCCGAGCTGCGCCGCTGCCAGTTTCGTGTCAGAGGTTGGAGATCCTGCGAGTGGGTCGATGAGGTTGTTGATCTCCTTGCGCACGCCGTAAAGCATGGACGGATCAGTCTCAAGGTTACCTGCTGGGTCAAACAGGCCAGCCTTCGCCTTATTGAGCGCGGCGCGTACGGCACTTTGCTTGCCGTCAGGACCGGCCAGCATGTTATCGATCAGGTCAGCGACTGGCTTGGCGTCTGCCGGTCCTGTGGTGTTAGCCAAGGCCGCTTCACGCATCGGCGCCGTAACGGTGTCCCTTGCCGTTTGAAGCTCTGCCAGCGTGTCAGGAGTGCCACGGATCTGCTGTAGGAAGTTCCCCCGAGCTGCGTTGGTAGCCATTTCGTGCGCATTGAACGGCGCCGAGTTCCGGCTGTTCATGGCCCGCTCAATTTCAGCTATGCCAGAGTTTCCGGTCGCCTGCGCTAGCGTTGGCGGTGGTGCGCCTGGAATGTATTGCGTAAAGTCCGCACCGACCGGGGCGCCCGAAGACTTACCGGCCAAGGCATTTTCCAGCACGTTCGATTGGGAAGCCGCATTCCTGACATTGGCTGCTTGACCAATCTCATCAAGGGTTGCGCCTTTTGGTAGCGATGCCAGAGCGGGCGATGCGTTTTGAGCTGCACTGCCAACCAGATCATTCAGGGCTGCATCCTGCCCACCGCCAGCCAATCGGTTGGCACCCTGATAGATACCCTTGGCAACCTTACCGGCGCCCCCAATGATTCCGCCCGCAATAGGGATTGCTGCGCCCAATGCGGCACCTACGGCGATCTGATCATCAACAGGAATAGGGTTTCCGCCGCCAGAAGTCAGCGCGGCACCCACTGCGCCTTGCCCCGACATATTCGCCACACGGGAAAGGAACCCACCGTTGCCCGCAAGGAAATTTCCTGCGGATGCCAGTGCCGGAGCCACTGCCGATCCTGCCTCAGTGGCGCGCATTCCACTCAACAGCGCATTGCCCCCGGCTGTGGCGATACGACCAGCACCCAGCATTTCACCGGCTGGGCCTGCCATTTCACCGCCAAGCCTTGCAATGGTAGCCGCCGCTCCCGGCTTGGTTGCGTCGTAGGCATCGCGCCGAGCCTTATCGGTGGCAACCTGGGCGTTGTAATCGCCGCCCATCCACTTCGTCAGGTACTCGACCGGAGTATCGACGCCGCGTTTCAGGCCCTCGACTGCGGCGGCGCCGATGAGTTCTGGATTGATGGCGTCCTTGGCATAGTTGTAAATGCCATTAAGAATGCCACCTTGCTGCTGGTTAGGTGCCTGCGCGGCGTTTACTGGCTGCTGCTGAGCCATCGCCGCTTGTTGTGGTGATTGAGGCGCTACGGCTGCTGTAGGAGCTTTGGCGGATGGCATCATAAAGTCATTCGCCAAGTCATCAGCCGGGGCTTGCTGGGCCTGGGCCTGCGGAATACCGCCCATCATTGCCGGGGCCTGGGCTGGCGCTGAAACCGGCGCCGCTTTTGCACTCGGCATAGCGAAGTCGTTCGCCAAGTCATCCTGCGGCTGTTGTGCAGTTCTCATTTGCTGGTTTCCCTGCGGTTGTGGCGCCGCGCCGCCGTAGCTGTTCAAAACCTTCTGCGCGTACGCCTGAGTCTTTGGCCCCCAATTGGCCTGGTCCGTCCCCCCGTGATAGGCGCGTACGGCGTCCGCCACGTTCCCATAGCGGTCTAGATTCTCTGCCATCAGTTTGGCAGCGCCGTTGATTGACTGCGCCGGGTCATACGGGTCGGTGACGCCCAAAGCTTTTTGGGTTGATGGGATGATCTGCATCGCCCCTTGCGCGTTCTGGTTTGAGACGGCATTAGGGTTGCCACCGCTTTCCGCCATCATCTGCGCACGCAATAAGGCCGGATCGACGTTATAAACGCGTCCGGCCTGGTCTAACAGTTTCTCAAATGACATGGCTCAAGCCCCTATTGCTGCGTTGGGCGTTGAATGATCCCGCTCTGAATCGCGGTGCGGTACGACTGCATAAACCGCTCTTGATCTGCCGGTTTCAATGCGTTGTACATCTTGGCGCGATCTTCCTGGGACATTTCAGGCGCAACAAAAACACGCGGGTCAACCTGTTTGGACCACTGCGCCGACCATTTGCCGTACTGCTCAGGAGGAACGCCGGAGTTCTGCCAGGCCATGTTTTTGGCCTGCACGCCGCGTTCGATCCCTGTCAGCACTTGAATGATCTGCGCGTTGCCGAGGCTGCTGAGTTCGGCATGGGGGTTACCAGATACCGCCGTCGCCAGTTGTGAGTCGGTGCCGCCGCCCAATCCTGCTGCTGAGTTCATCGCCAAGTTCGTGGCGTATTTCGTGAACTCTTCTTTCGATGCCACGGTTGACGGATCGATTCCTGCTGCCACCGACGCACCGGGGAATGCCTGCAATGCGAGTGCCTTGGCCTTCGCTGTCCAATCTGCGGCTGGGCCTGCATTGAAGTTCTGCAATTCCTTCGCCATGTTTTGCAGGAACATAACGCGCTGTGGCGATCCTTCGGCGTTGGCCTGCAATGACAGTGCATTCTTCGCCGCCCCTGCCGCCGTAACATCCGCCGCCGCGCCAGCTCCCAACGACGGGCCTGCCGACAGCCCGCCGCCCGGGATACCCGGCATCATTGGCTGTTGTTGCTGCTGCGGATAACGCCCGTTCGCGCCAGTGCCCGGAAGGCCCATTGTTGACGGATCTTGCTGGCCTTGACCGCCGCCGTTCGCCATCTGCGCAGCCTGGGCCTTGGTGACCATGACCATTGACTGTGTTTGTGGGTTGTAGACCTGCACCATGCTGTTCGCATCGCCGGGTGCCATTGTGTTGTTGAACTGAGCCATTGGCGTGACCTGACCCGTCATGGCGTTCGTGCTTGTGGCGACTTTTGCCCCGCCAAGATCCATTACATTGTTCTGCGGCATCATCATCTGGAGCTTCCCGGCTGTATCCTGGGCCTGGAACAACATTTGTTGTGCCTTTTCGCGTAGGGCAGTTGGATCGGTGGGCAGACTAGACAACTGCTTAGCAGCCATATCGGCGGGTATTACGCCATTTTTAACGGCATCGGCGGCGATGGTGTAAAAATCATCTGGAGATATATTTGGCTTGCTCAGCAGGCTACCCATAGCCCCTTGCATGTAGTCGCTTCGTTTTTTAGCCAAATCGAACTGACTTGAGTCAATACCGATTTGTTTCTGCTGATTCTCCAGAATTGAATTCTGTGTTGGCAGCAGGTTGTAAGCCGCTCGTGGATCTTGGGACATGATCGCTGAGAGCTTATTGGTATCAATTTTCCCAGTGGTCGGGTCGGTAGATTGCTGGATGGCCTGTGATGTAGCCTGATTGGCGCCCATCTGTTGCGTGAGCTGGTTTTGCTGGAGCATCTGCCCCTTGAGCTGGGAAATATTGCCAAGCGTCTGTGTGAAGTTCTGAGGCGCTTGCCCGACAGCTATGGTTGGATCAATTGGCATGGCATGCGCCCCTTAGAAGTTGAAGCCGCTGAAAGTATCGCCAAGGTTTACAGACGATGGTGTCCCGCTGTTTGCGCTGTCCCCGTACAGGGCGTTATAGGTCATGTAGTTCTGCGCGCCGGAGTTTGCAGCGTTCGCCATGCCCATGTAGCCAGAAGCGGTCGCGTTGCCTGCCTGGGTGGTGTAGTTGCCCGCACCGGCCGCGCCAGCCATGCCCGCTTGCCCTTGGCCTGCTGCCGAGTTCTGCCCCATATTCACCATGTTTTGCAGGCGGTTAACGTTGTTTGATGCTGTCTGATAATTGGTGTTATAGGTGCTTAGAGCGTTGTTGTATTGCTGGTTATAGGTGTTGTCAGCAAGCCCCGTTGCGTACGTCTCAGCCCCCTTGATCTGGGCACCTGACAACCCAAGCCCTTGGCTAGACATTTGGTTCTGCACGCCGCGCAGGCCCTGCTGCATTGTGAATTGATAGCCTGGGGTGTTTTGCAGGTCGGACGGATTAAAACTGAACTGCTTCTGTAGCGTTGAATTTGGATCAACAGCCAAAGGTCCTTTTTGCGCGCTTTCTAATTCTGATTGAGCGCTGGAAATTGCCTGGTCAATCTGGCCGCTCCATCCGTTTTTGTTTTTCAGGTCGATAAGACCTTGCAATTTGCTTTGTGCTTGAGAAACGGCTGCCGGGTCAGATTGGTTTGTATATCCCATAGCGGACCAAAGCGGGTTTAAAGCCTGCTGTCCGGCTGCCGCATAGGGTTGTAGGCGACCTGCTGCATCTTGCGCGGCCTGCTGCTGCATATCTGCCGATCTGTTCGCGGCATCTGCTTGAGTTCCTGCCGCCATGTTTGAAGCAACGCCGCCAACGACGGCGCTGCCAACTACTGCTGCTGCGACCATGATTTATTCCCCCATCCAGAGCGTGTAAGTGGTTTCTACCTTTTCATACCCAAGGCGCTCAAAGAGCCAGGATGCATCAAGGTGGACTTTAGAGCCGACAAACATACGATCCACACCACGGCGCCGCGCCTCTTCCTCGACAGCCTTGAACAGCTTATAACCGGTGCTGTTCCCTCGGTGGTCTGGGTGGATATAGAAAATATCCATGATCAGAGTTAAGCAGGTCGAGTAATGCAGGCCCGGAGCAACGAAGCCGATGAAGTACCCGATCAGTTCGCCGCCGTCGCGCACCACCATAAACATCAGCTGGCCTTGGCGTTCACGGCCAAGGTAGACGTCATATTGCGGAGAAAGAGGGACTTTATCCTTATTAAGTGCCAGTTCTTCAAAGTGAAGTGGAAGCAGCGGCATCAGCTCCGGCAAGTGTTCTTCAAGCGATTCGACCATTACGGTAATCATGCGCACCTCACATCGACGACCATTGAGATACGGTCTGTCCGGCTGTTGTTGATGACCTCGTGTTCCAGCGAGTTGTCGAAGTACCACGTCTCGCCCGGTCCCATGTAAACGCGCTCGTCTTCACAACGGAAAACCACCCCCGGCTCTGCCTGTAGACAGATATGGTGCCGCGACCAATATTCCGCATGTTCTGGCGTGTCGCAATGCGGGAATATCACGCCGCCAGGCTTGATTCGGTTGATCATGACGCGCCCGAGCCGAGTGCCGCCTACATAGGCCATCAGGGCCATGATGAGTGGGCGAGCTTCTGGCAACAGGGCATAGGCTGGCTGGTCAATACATTCGTGCTGGTCGTACTTCGAAAAGTGATCAAGCACCTCGGCTTCGGTTTCCTTCACCGACTTGACCGGGAAGCGAAGAATGATTGAATCGATCTCCCCGAACGGCCCCTGTGGGTAGTCGCGGAGATAGGTGTCAGCGGTCCAAAGCTCCGGTTTGCGAGCGATAGCGGCCAGCAATGGCGTGGTGTTGATGCCTTGGCCGATCAGTAGGAAGTTCCGCATGTTAATTTTTGTCCTGTCGAATGTAGGGGTTTTGGCGATTATCGGCCTTTTCAAAGACTGTGCCAATCAAGGCTTATTTGATGCGCCAGCCGCCGAAATAGGTGTTCTGTTTGCCAGTGGTCGTTGTCTCCGGCTGGTCGCTGTAATACTCGACAGACACCTGATCAAAGGCATTCAACTTGATCGGCGCCGAACTCCCAGCGATGCACATAGGCCCCGTACTCCATGCGTCCTGGATGATCTGATACATGACCGCGTTGACGTAAATAGCGAGCTGCCGACGAACTAATGTGGCCTGACTACCAACGACGCCCGCCGCAAAGACATACGTCCCGGTGTTGTTGCAAATAAACCGGGAGGTGGCCGTGTCGTACTCGGTCAGGTCGTCAAAGTCTTTCGTGGTAAACGTCGCCTTGAGCGGCACACCACCGACTACCGACTGCGATACGGTCTGGTGAACCATGAAGTTGCTCATGTTGGCGATAACCAAGCCATCAAGCTTTGTCTTATCCGCCGCCGACATTGAGCCAGCCGTTGATGTAGTGGCCGCATTGATGCTGAGCGCTGGGTTGGCGCCGCCCGAACTCACGATAGGCGCCGTACCCGTTACGCTGACCACTGTGGCGCCAGTCCCTATGCCATTCAGTTTGGTTTTATCTGCCGCTGTCATCGATCCGTCAGCCGACGTTGTGGCATTCGTGATGCTGATCGCCGGAGCCGCGCCACCACTCGAAACGATTGGTGCCGTGCCGGTAACGCCTGTAACCGTCGCCCCGGTGCCGATCCCGTTCAACTTCACCTTATCGAGCGCAGACATGGCGCCGTCAGCGCTGATCGTGGCGTTGGTAATGGCAATAGTTGGCGATGCCCCGCCAGTTGAGGTGATCGGCGCCGTGCCGGACACTGATGCGACAGCGGCGCCGTTAGACATCGAATTGAGTTTCGCTTTGTCGGCTGCTGACATCGATCCGGCGTTGGATACGCTGGCCGCCAGGATGCTGATGGCTGGGGTTGCCCCTCCTGACGAAACGATGGGAGTTGACCCGGAAACCGACAGGACTGACGACGTAGAGGCCGTGGTCCTGTCGAGCAACTTGATCATGAACTGAAACCAAATGTAATCGATCTGGCCCGTTTGCGGATTAACGAAAGGGATGGAAAAGTCCGGTACTGTCGTGTCGAGGTTCATGGCTTAGCTACTCGCTGGCTGGGCATCAATGAATGCGCCGGACAGGGCTGTTTTGCAGTTGCCAGACCATGACAGCTCAAACACCCGGTCGCGGGCCATACCGAGGCGCTGGAACTGGACGCATGTCAGAAAATCACCAGTGGGACCGAGATCCTGCGAAACGTAATTCCCCCACGATATGCCCCGGGTGTCGGACCAGCGCAGGCGGATCTCCGGCGCCTCTGTCGATGACGGCACGCCGCGCCCAACTTCCATGTCGGCGATCAATGTGCGGTACATGACCCGATCACCGTCAGACAGCAAGTGCGGGAATGACCGGATGCGTCGAACCGGGGCACCATCGTCGGTGTAAGTGTTGTTGTCCATCAGGTAAAGCTGCCCGGTCTGCCAGTCGCCAACGATGTGTTTGTAGCCGTCCATGATCGCGTGACAGCACTGGCGCTGCCTGTTCTCGTTGCCACTGGTGTCATGCCACACCCGCTCGTGCCATTCGTTGGTGGCGATGTCGAAGACCCACGTCTTGTTAGCCGTTGGGAAGCTGATCACATAGAAGGCGTGGCCGTCCTGTTGATAGATATAGGCCTGGGCGTCGGTGATGTAGCCGTAGCTCTGGAATTCCTTTTCGATGGCGAAGGTCGATAGACGCGCCCGGTCATAGTTCTCGGTGCGCATGACCAGAACACCACCACTTGGCGAGCGGGCCAGCCAATAGATTGATCCGTCAATCTGCTGCACGGTCGAAGGCGCCGCGCACCCGAACTGGATGAACGCGCCAGGCATGCGGGCGAACGGGAAGGCGGCGGCGCCGGAGTTGTACCAGACCTCGGTCGTGAACGTGCCGAACACGAACACCTGCCGCTTAGCTGCTGCCACGGCTACCACGTTATCGGAAAATCCCGTCTTGGCGGCGAAGTCTAGCGGGTCGAATGTCGCACTCAAGAAGTTTGAGATATACCACTGATTGGACAGTGTACGGTTGAGGATGAAAAACCCGTCAACGAGGTCAACACGGTCGGCGCCATAGAAGTTATTGAGGCTGTTTATGACAATGAACGTCTTTGCAAACATGTCGTAAACCCAGCCCGAACTCGATCCGTCCACGATCAGAAGGCTAATTCCATTATCAACCATCGACACCGGGCCAGCGGGCGAACCGATGAACCCGATATAGGTCAGCGAAAAGTCACTGTTGATCTGATAGACCATTGTGTTCACCACGCCAAAAACAGCGCCAGACGTGGCCGTGTACAGGCAGCGCCAGCCGGTGACGGGTGCCGTAGCAATGGTGGTAATTCCAGGGGTTGGGTAATAGGTCGCCGGATAGGGTGCGTCTTCTGGGTTGTGTTCACCGTACAGGTTGACGCTGCGCTGCGCACTGGCAATCACGCTGCGAGCGGTGTAGGCGCTGCCACTTAGAGGGACTTTCATCGATCAATTCCCCTGGTCGGTGTAAATGTTATAGCGGCCACGAGAGGTCAGGAATGGTTGAACCTGCATACGCGGTAGCTGGATGTTTGCCGATTGCAGGCAGTTAAGCGAAGCCTTCGCCAGTGCGGTGATAGATGGGTCAGGCTGCATTCCGTACATTGGGCGCAGGCGACCAGCCAAGTTGTACATGATCGCCTCCTCATACTGCGCAGGCAGGACGAACGTGTCCGCTACCGTGGCAAAGGTCTGGAACTGGTCCAGAACGGTAACGTGAAGTTCGTAGACGCTCGACGGAACCGGCCAGGCGTAGAGCATGCCGAGCGGGAACCCTGAGTCATAAAACAGGAACGACGGCATGGAACCCATCGTCTTTGCCAGGATGCGGTCGTAATCCTCACGCGCCCTGATGATGTTCAACGAGTAGTCAATCTTGTTGGTCGATCCGACAGCGGGAAGCCGGATAAAGGCGCTTATGATCTCGTTCGGGCGTGAAGCCATTGCGATGTCGCCAGCCGGTCCGATGGAATAGGACAGTGCCCCGGTGCAGGGAATAGACAGGTTGACCAAGTGGTACATCATGTATCGCTTGGTCTGCCACTGCGCAAGCATCATTTGCATGAGCTTAAAGCAGTCCTGCATATCCTCTGCCGAGGCGGTTTGTCCGACACCAATGACGCCCGATTGTTTGAGCGCAAGGTTGATCAGTTCTACGGGCGTCGTCATGGCTTATGCCTCGGTTTCTGTCGCGGTAGTATCAGCGGCTGGGTTTTCACCATTCGCCAGGATCTTCGCCTTAATTTCGTCCTCAAGGCGCGGACCCTGCCAGCGTCCATCAACCTTGATGCCAAGGTCTGCCGCCGTAGCACGCAAGGCTTCCAGATCCTTGTTGGCCTGATCGGCTGCTGCCAGCTCTGCCGCTAACTTGTCCTCGGTGTCGTGTGTCACCTCGTCAGGGAAGTTGAACCAACCGGCGCCCAATGCAGTTTCAGCCGCTTCGTCATCGACGATCACTGCGCCAGTTGCCGAGTATTTCCATTTAGGGAATTCGAACATGGTTGTTTCTCCGTTTCTGAAAGTAAAAAAGCCCCCCAATGCGGGAGGCTTTCGAGTGTAACAGTCAACGCCCGTCGGCGTTAAAGTGCGTCACCAACGACGCAAATCCACTCAGGACGCACGGCGACAAAGCCGTACAAGATGTCGAGACGCCAGATAAAGCGGTCGTTGATGATGTCGTACTGGCCGACGATACGCAGGCTTACGCCGCCGTAGGATTCGCGAGCCGCTTGCTGTACGCCATTCGGCAACTCAAGGTCAGCCGTTGCCATAGTGATGGCTTCCGGCACATAGGCCAGGTTTTTACGGTAGATGGTGTTCGGTGCGCCGAGCAAGCTGATCACCGCCGAGTTAGCCGGGGATGCAGTTACGGTGCCGTAGGCCGCTGGAGCAACAACGATTGCCGGATAGATCGGAATCGAGGTGGCCGCAGTCAGTACGTCAGCGGTAACGTTGAACTGTTGCAGTTCGCCAGTCGATTGCTTGGTGATGCGGTTAACGGCAAAAACACCAGCGATGGTGATGATGTCGCCTTTTTTCAGTGTACCGGTGATGGCGTTCGTGGTGAGCGTCGAGCCGGTTTGCGAAGCGCCGTTGACGGTGCCTGCGGTGAAGCTGCCAGGCGTGTGTTTCAGGATGGTTTGATCCATGTACCAGTCGAAGCCCAGCACGTCGTTTGCCATTTGGCCGGTTTCAAATTGATCCTTCAACTTGGTTTGGCTTTGGAACAGACCGGACAGGCTCGACACGGTACGGGCCTGGGTCAGCGGATCAAGCATGGCACGGCGCGATGCACTGGTACGCGGTGCGCTGTTGTTGTCCAGCTTGGCGCCAGCAAGCAACCACTCGGTCATGGTTGGCGTAGAGATCACACCGGAGCCACCATCTTTGAAGATGAACGCCGACGCGCTCTCTGTTGCGGTCATAACGTCGGCGGCAACAGCACCCGCCAGGTTGTTCATGGCAGGCAACAGGATGCGCTTTGAAAAGTCATCCAACGACAGGGCCATGTCCACCGAGGTGAACGCCATATCAACACCTTTTTGGGCGCTGACTGTCAGTGAGGTGAACTGTTCAACCGTGTCAGCCGGGGTTGCCACCGCGCCAGAACGCACAATGTAATCGTTGGGCAGCCGAATTTTCAGAGTCGAACCGATTTTCGCGCCTTGTTTTGCGAACTGGTTGTCGTACTGACGGTCGATGTTTTTGAGGAAGGCATTGCTGTTCATGAACAGGCGCAGCGCTTCTCGGGTAATCATGCTGATCGTTAAAAGTGAGTTGGCCATGACTGGTTACCTTTTGGACTGTGAGTTGCGCGCCGCGATGAATTCGTCCATCGACATGTTTTCAAGGGATTTGCCCGAGGGTGCCCCTGTGTCGATGCGAGAGTTAATCGGCTCTGGC